AACCGACTGCACCCCCACCGTACCCCCCCCCATATGGTACATCATCACATTAAAGCATTAAAGTGATAGTGTAAAATGAATGAGGGCTTATACAAGCCCTCATTTATATATCACTCCTCTACATCAAAAGCATTATTTGCTATGTCTTCTGCCTCCTCCTCTGAGTACCCCATATACATTAGGTGCTCCACATACTCAGGCCATGTATAACCGTTTACTCTTTCTCTGTATAGATACATCTTTATGCCCCCCTTTCTAAGCCATTTAAAAGCCTCATAAAGCCCTTTGTCAGTAGGTACGCTGTACATATAGCCATTATGTAGTAGAACATCTATATACACCTTTCTGCCCTCGTAACCTCCGGGGCGGGATTTTTCTCAAACTCTGTGATACAGCTCTCTGCTCTTGAATGCTAGAGCGTCCATCATGTCATCGTAGACATCAATATCAAGATATTCTTGCCTTGTAATGAAATCTGCGGCAATCTGGATTTTTTCGTGGGTGTTGGCTCTGTTCACAAAAGCCCAAAGCTCTTGCACTGTGAATCTTTTCATGAGCGTTTCCTTTCTGGTGTTTGGGATTTTCCTTTCCCTTTCTGATTATAGATTACCACAACGGAAAGCATTTGTCAAGTACTTCTTTAAATATTTTTAAAATTATTTTTCTTTAGCACTTTAATGTGATGAAGTGCAATCACAGTTGGTCTACACATGACATATCTCACTTTACTACGCTAAATCGCTAAAGTGTGAAAGCATAAAGAAAAGCCCCCGTAGGGGCTTAACTCTTATCGCTGGATGTACAAGGGGCAGTCATCACCAAAGCTTTCAGACTTGGCAAGCTTCTTTACCTCTTCGACCTCCTCAGGGGTAAAACTGCAATAGTCTTCGAGGAAGACCTTGCTGTATTTGCTCGTTGTCATGCTGTAGCCAAAGGCGGCGGGATAGACCGTCAGCACTTTGCACATCCAGTCATATTTGAGGCATACAGTCTCATACGACTGAAAAATGCGGGTGTAGTTGGTTCTGTCATAGATGCAGAACTGATTACGCACAGGCTCACCAGAGCGGCGGGAGGCAAGGTTCTCGACCTTGATGGAAGTGGTCTCCGGGAAATAGTTGTTGAGCTTCTTCATGATGTAGACCTTTCTCCGTTTTTTGGACTATCGGCTGTCCTTTATTGTCTATATAGTAGCATAGCTGGTAGCATATGTCAAGTAAAATAATGCACAAATATAAAAATCTTTTTTGTACACATTGACTATTAACGCTTTAATGTGATAAAGTGCCACATACAATGAGAGCCTACACTTGCCCATGTTTACTTTACTACGCTAAAGTACTACTGTGCTAAAGTATGAGGGCTAAAAAGAAAAGGGGGATTTCTCCCCCTCTCTTATTCATCAATCTGAAAGATTCCTTTCTTGACGAACCAATCCATAACAGGTACAGAGATTTCAAACTCTGCTCTCTGATTGTAGTGTACCGTGTAGTATGGGGTGGTCTCATGTGTCTCAGGATTCCATGCCTCATGGATTCCAGACACGCTCGTGATGTTCTCTGCCCCAATCTTGCGAATCTTGTCAAGAGCCTCACTTGTGGACTTGATGATGTACTTTCTAATTCCTCTAGCCATGTCCTTATCTCCTTTCTGCGGTAGGTCGCAACCCTTATCTGACACTAATATACTACCATACTTCTTTCAGAATTGCAAGCATTTTTCTAAATATTTTTAAAGTTTTTCGTACTTTAGCGTTATAAAGTGCCACTTGGTATGCTGGCCTACACTTCACCAATTTAAAGTGTTACGGTTTAAAGTGCTAAAGTGTTAAAGCAAAAGAAAACCGGGGATTTCTCCCCGGCTCTTTATTAGTGGATTTGGCATACAATGTCTTTGACTTCTGTATTGTAGCACTTTCCACAAGTCCCACAATCTTTACATTCACAATATCTATCCCCTAGGGCCTTTATTTGTTCACCGCTCAAATAGTCCGCTGTATAGGTAGGAAAGCTTTTGCAAGCTGTTTCCTTGTCGTTTTCGGGGCTATCATCCCACAGGGAATATCTAATAATCAGATTAGCGGGAATAGCTTTTTCAGTGTTCAAAACGTATTTAATGGATTTAGTATAAGCAAGGAAACGCACACCGGGAAAAGCTGTTGCAATGTCTACCCATTTATCAAAGTACTCTTGATTATAGAAATCGCCGCTTTCATGAATGCGGAAGTAAATAGTCTTGTCTTTCCATGTTCTTTTGCCGATATAGTGTGCAATTTCATTTTTCATGTTTTCCACAAAATCAGCGGATTTACTGCTCTCAAGGTTTGCCATGCGGCAAGGTAGCACTTGCGGATACAGTCTTTCAGCCTTTTTAGCGTAGCACAGCTTTTCACAATGTTTTGTTGCAAAGGGGCAAGTAATTTGTGCCGGGATATTCCAAATGAGGAATTTCACCGTATCGGTAGCCATGAGCTTTTTGTTGCCTGTGGACAATGTGATTTTCATTTTCTTTTACCTCTTTCGGTTTTATTTCCCTTTCGGGATTGTCTATAGTATATACCTATGTAACCTAATTTGCAAGCCCTTTTTATACATTTAGTTATTTTGACGGAACATTTTGTCATTTTGCACAATGGGCACAAATGAGTGTGGCCTACACATGGATGTGGACACTTTAGCGCACTAAACAATAAAAGTGGGACAGGCATCCACCCATCCCACTTTATCACACTACAGTCTAAAAGTGTTCCCTGTACCAGTGCTTCATGCTGGAAATTTCTTCCTGTTCCTGTATCCATGCTCGTGCCTCTTCCTCTGTGTGGCACTTTACCATGATTTTCCCATCCATATCCCGGACTATCCATCCACCACTGAATATCTGAATGAAGTAATCCATCTGTTAGTCCTCCTCCGTCAGTTCAATGTGCAAGTATCCATCACCGGGGGTAAACAAGTAGTTTACTTCCCAATCCTCCCACTTTTCATCAAGGTCAGACCATGACAGACTATCTACATTTTTCTGTTCAAACAGAACCCGCTCATTTTCAAATCCAGCCAAATCCTTTGCCCATACAGAAATCCTGATGTTTCCCTGAATAGTCATGTTAGATACCATATCACTCAGTTTCATTTTTGTCTTCTCCTTTCGATTTTTCAAGTGTGTAGCTATCGCTATGTATCAAACGTAATTGTAACCCATACTAACATTATATCTTGCCCTATGTAGGACTGATACAGGGTAGTCATCAAACTCCCTTTTGATTTGTCCCGGCCTTGCTACCATGTCTGTGATGTGCTTATGGGTGAAATAGTTGTATACTTCAATGATGCCCGTGGAAGTAAGAACATGGAACTCTTTTCCATTCTTGTGCCCTTTGTCTACAATCTCAATCTGAATAGGCTTCCCATATCCAATGTTGGCTTCAATGAAAGCTTTTCTTTGTGAGCGGTCTCTTGTGTAGTGAATCGTGTTTGTCATCTTATGTATCCCCTTTCCTATTTTCTGATTAGATTATACCAAATAAGAAAGCAATTGTCAATAGGAAAATGGAAAATTATCTATTTTTGTGCATTTTGCACAAAAGAGGGTGTATTTTCACTAGGGGGTCATTTGTATATTTTGCACAAAAGCCATGTGTGTTTCTATGTGTAGGCCACCTCCCACTTTATCCGTTTAAAGTGCTAAAGTAAATCCCCACCCTGCCAAAATAAGCAAAGTGGGGAATTGTTTGAATTACCTTAGGGGAAAAATATATCAAAGTGGGGAATGAATACCTAAAAACAGTCGTTTTTGAGGGTCAAGTGGGGAATTAATCCCTAATCAATTTAACTGTTAATTGGTTATCTTGCTGTTGTTTTTCGGCTAATTTCATAGGCATTTCAATCTGATACTTGGCTAACTCCTTCATGGCGGCAATTCTGTCCTTCAAACTAGCATCCAAACCGAATTGGTCAAGCACTTCTCCACGGGCAATTTTGGAATATAATTCCATCAGTTCATTGGCTGAAAGTATTGCGGCAGAATGGATTTCAGCTTTTCTGCGCTCTATTTCATCCCTCACCTTTTTGTTGTTCATCAAGCCTGAACCAACAACTTGTAATCTTTCCTCTGTTCCTTTATACCCTGCTCTCTTTACTGCCTCTATTATTACACCACATATCATATACTCATCTATAAATCTTATTTGTTTATATGTAAGTCCTTTATTTTCAATAGGTTTAGTCATTTTTTGTTCTATTATACTAGGCATTTTTTCTCCTCCCGCCCCGCCAAAATTTTTTGAAAATTGGCTTATCATAGTGTTAAAAAAGTGCAGAAAAAATAACCACAAAGTTCAGCACTCACTTGTGTAGCTATCTCATTCATCTTTATTTTATTATACCACACTATTTATTATTTGTCAAGAGGAGATTTTCTATATAGAGGAGACAGGGTACTCTTTTTCTTTCCCCCGCCTCCCCTTTGAATTTTTAGCTCTTGGTCAGATTCTTATTCCAGCACCACCACTGGTCAATGTCATTGTGGTGTTCATTGTAGATTGCTACAAATGAATCCTCTTCATCTACCTGAATGACAATTCCACGCTTTCCATCTAGGAATCCTGTTCCCTCTTCTTCATCCCCGTGGATGGTTACAATGTCACCGGGCTTAAAGCTCTTATCAGCATAGCCATCAATCCACTCTTCCCTGAAATTCAGCCAAAGCACATCATTGTACCCATTTACCTCACAGAGATAAAGCTCTCCATTGATTTGCTTTACTGTCATCGTTCCGTCCACATCAAAGCCATTAAAACAATACGGCTGTTTGTCATTCATCTTGACAACATCACCAACCTTGTAGATGGGCTTCTTTGGCTGTTCCTCTTCCTTCTCCTTCCCTTCCTCGATAGGAAGAAGCTCATCCTCATAGAAACACAGTGGCACATCGTCATCATAGCCCTCTACAGTACACAGATAAACATGGGAGTTAAAAATCGCATACACAGTGACATATCCAGTGATTGCATCTTCGCTAAAATCATAGCCACCAGTCGTTTCAGTCATCTTTGCACGGTCTCCAACCTTAAACTTATTAGTCATTATTTTAATCCTCCTTACTTCTTATTGATTCTTCTATTCCACTTCTTATTCAGCACTTTCATGGTATCGCTGTAGGTGTTCTCTTTGGTCTCACGAGGATATGCCCACATCTGCACCCCGCATCTACAGCAAATAGATAAGGCAGACTCTTCATGTTTTTCCTTTACTGTGTTAAACAAGGATTCACTGTCAATGTACAGATTATCAGCATTGCCACAGAAGGGGCATTTCTTCCACTCCAAACCCCTGTACATCATGGTAGTCATTAGTAGTCCTCCTCTTCTTCCATCATGCTGATTTCTTCTTCCAGTTCTTCTTCATCCCGCTCATTGTCAAGGATTGGGAAAATCCACTTCAACAGTCCCATTATTCTCCCTCCAATTCTACAACATCATCGTCATAAAAATGACACAGAAACCCTCGATTTTTAGTCATCCACACTGCATTTGCTTCACCACCAAAGGAATCCTTTACCTTCATGAATCTATGCCTTTTTCCAAGGCCATCCATAACATTGAAATAGAACATCCCCCCAACAGGGACATCTTCAAATCTAACCTTCTTCATTACAGCACCTCCACATTTTCAGTCCGAACGGTTATAGCATCAGGCTTGTCTCCATGCTTCCAATAGCTAGGACGCACCATCCACTCAATGGCCTCCTTCTTCACTTCCTTGCCATTCAAGAAGTACTTAGCCTCAGACTTGTTAGGGCTACAATACAGACGGACATACTCATTACCGTTATGCTCGACAAACAGCCCCTCAAAGCCCTCAATCCACTTTCCCCAAGGAAGGTTATGGGTCAGCACCTTCCCGCTCTCAACCTTCTCCTTGACACTCTTCTGTGCCTTGTAATCAATGCCCTTACGGACTGTCATGGTGACAACCTTCTCAACCGTGTCACTATATCCGCATCCCTTCAAGGGAAGCTTGGACTTGATGGACACCTTAAAGAAAGTGCCGTTGTGCTTGGTGTTCAGCTTGTTCATCAGATTAATAGTGGTGTTAGTCATTTTTGTTCCTCCTCTTTCGGTTCGGTTGTTTCTCTCTTACTGTACTTGTATTATACCATACATTTTTATAAATGTCAATACTTATATTTAATTTTCTTCAAAAAATTTTTTCCTCCTTACTCGATATAATCATTGTAGATAAGAATATGCATTCTATCAAAATCAATGATAAGGCTATCCTTACCAGCTACATTTTGATAAAACTCCTTTAGTTCATCTAGGCTATTAATTTCAATGTGCCTATCTTCTACTTGCCAATCAGAAGCAAAGCTATAAGAAAACTTCATTCCTCTTTCTCCTTTCTCAAATCATCACGGATACTTTCAAGAATGTCCTTTATATCACCCAATCGAAGAAATATCAGGCATACAAGAGTATAAATTGCTATAACAAAAATACCAATAGATATTAGCATTATAATTCCTCCTTATTTAGAAGGGGATTTCTCCCCTTCTATTAGGCCGCACGATTGACAATGTTGATGAAGTTGTACATTGCCACGGGGTCAAAGCTGACGCTCATGAAGCGGTTCTCATCACCCTTGCTGGTCTGACGAAGGGACGGGCGATGGGTCTGGAAGTCAGCAAAGGCATTCAGTACACCCCACTTAGTTCCACGATAATTAGCATTATCATCGGCATTGTAGGCCGTCATAAAGTTCATACGGTCAGTCTCAGCACCCGTAATCTGACGGGGGGTCATTTCCTCAGTATTCAGGGGGATAAACTGATTCAGAATATCAGCAAACTGAACATCGGTAATCTTCTCCACTGCATACTTCTCAGCCATGTCAGACAGCGTATTCATGTGGTTTGCGGTCTGTCTGAGGACTTCCTGTGCCTCCCGCATCTTCACCTCAGCATTGCGGCTATGACGGATAGAAACGGTGTTGTCAGCGTTTTTAAAGGCCATAGTAAACTGATTCTGACACACAATGCGAAGGGGGCAGATAGCGGCCTGAATGGGGTAACGACCATTAAAGCTGTTACGGAAGATGACATACGGGGTAAACTTGTCATCAATCACATACTGGTCAGGAAGCTTGGCAATGATATATACCATGCCAGTCTCAGTCTGCCCAGCCTTGACAAATTCAAGGTCACCGTTGATATAGTTCACGAAGTCAAAAGCATCAGCATTCTGAACAATCTGGTACTTGTCAGAGACTACACCAAAGGGATGATTGGTCAGAGAATTGACAGTCACCATCTTATTAGGAATAATGATATCAGTTCCAGCCACGGTCAGGTTCTTCTTCTCCACGGTGTAGTCAAGGCCAGCCTTGGAAATCACATCGTCAAGGGTCTTGCACTTAGAAACATTTTCACCAATGTTCTCCCAAGAAGGGAAGCGGTTGGTCAGGTCAAGAATCTTAGTATTGTTATTAGTCATTTTCATTTCCTCCATTATTTGTCGAAGTTGTTTCCTTTAGCTTACGGTGTTATTATACCAAATAATCTTATGTTTGTCAACAGTTAAATTCTACAAATTATCTATACAGCTTTTGTACATCTTCACTAAACTCAAACAGGCTAGTGAAATGATTGCTTCCTCCTGTCCAGTCATGGTCATTCTTTGCAGTACGGATAAGAATATCACCAATCCATCCATGCGGTTCATAGCGAACATCAGAAACAGACATATACACATATCTGTCATCCGCTGTCTTAATCATGCCTGACATGGTGAACCATTTTCCATTCCAGCTAACAATTTCCCATCCATCAGGAAGCATCTTCTTGATAGCATTCTTATACTTCCGCTGGAAGGACTTCCAATCATCAGGTTCACTCTCCCCATAGAAGAATGTATGACCAAGAAAAGGACGGAGAGAGGCGGGAAGGTCAGACTTGTGATATGCCACATAGTTGTTTCTCCCAAACATGGTAAACTGCTTACCATTAGTGCAGATAACATTGTAATACATTTTTGTTCCTCCTTTTGTTCGCTGTGTTTCTCTTTCTTACTGTAGCTATTATATCACATAGTTTTGTATCTGTCAATACTTTTATTGAGAAATTACAATAAATTTTTTACTACCGCAAGAACACTTTGCCGTGTTGTTCTGACAGCACTTCACAATCTTGCTGTGCCTCATATACTTCCATGTGGTATTACAGCCCTGACAAGTGATGATGTAGTGATAGTCCTTATCATTGCAAAGCTCTACGCCTTTTTCTTCTTGGCTTGTACAACGCTTAATATCATAGCCATAAGCCTTGTTTACCTTGTCAGCAAGTCTCTGCCATTTATCCCCGTGATTCATACATCCATCAACAGCATGAAGCAGTTCATGAATCAGGGTATCCTTCAATGCCCTCTCAGGGACATCATCTTCCAACAGCTTATAACTAATATTAATGGTGTACTTGCCGTTTGAAAGCTTGCACTGTCCCCATCTATGCTTCGCACGATAATTAACATTATAATCGGAAATGCGATTGGGAAAGATTCCAATGGTGTGAAGTTCATCCAAACAAATTTTAGACATGGCATACAGATTTTTCATTTTTATTTTCCTCTCTTTCGATTTTGTGCCTTTATTATAACGCTAAATAATATAAAAGTCAACTGGCAAAATAGACAAAAATATAGAGGATGTTTTGTACATCCTCTACAAATTACCGTCTCTTCTTTAATAGCTCAATGGCTTCCTTTAGTGTTCTAAATGCTTGTAGTGAAGCCTGTCTCTGTGCCCTCTGTTCATCATATTCACTCCATGTCTTAGTGCCGTGCATGGCTTTTAGGGCACTATTCTTATCTTGATTAAACTGGTCTGCAAGGGTCTGTAGCTCTTTAATAACGGCATTCTGTAGCCCACGCTCTACTATTATATTAATTCCGTCAGAAGAGACCTCAATGACTGGAACACCATTTTTGAAGCTCCTCTTTAGAATAATCTGAATGGCATCATTCCGTTCAAGTTCACCAAATATGAAGTTAGCCTTTGCATTAACAGCTTCCTTGTACTGAGTGGGGGTCATCCTTGTTCCATATTTAGTGCCGAATGTTGTTACATTCATTGCACTTCCTCTTCCACCCATTAATCATCACCTTCCCCATCTGTGTAGCTATCTACACTAGAAAATCTATCATGTGGTTTGCCTATAAGAGTAACATTACTCATGTCTAGCCACTCAGGTGGCTGTCCATAGAATAGGATATGCTTTGGTGCTATTTCTTTTAGCATCCTTCTATACCCCTCTTGGAAGTAATACTTTTGCCTGTCTCCCTTTATGCACCCAACATTGCTTACTGCAATGATGCTGTCTGCAAGTGGCATTCCATCAAAACAAAAATCAAAACTCCGTTCATCAGACCAACAAGCAACAGGAATCATGTTTACTCCGTACTCTTGCATATATGCTGTTATCCACATCTTTTTGTAGTGTGCCCACATTTGCATCGCAAGCGGATAGTCAGTATAGAGTGAATAATCAGGAGACATGACACAATCAAAACGCTTAAACATTTCTATATAGCGTTCTGGATAATTCCAAATCCTGTCAATTTGGTAATCATCTACAAAGGTCAAAATGCCCTTATTAGATGGATTCTTTTCTGTTTTTGCCGAATTAAAAGGGATAAATTCTGTTGTGTGGATTTCTTTACAGCTTTTAACCTCTGGAATATCCCAATTTCCTGTTCCTATAAATGACCTTAAATTGAGGTTATTCATCCCACGATTTATATTAGCCATTACTTCTTATTATTTTTTCTCTTATCTTGCCATTCCTTATCAACAATGACACGAACCTTTCCAGCTTTTTCTGCATCAAACTTTCCAAAGGAATCTGTACTAGCACTTCCACTGCGAAGGTTTACTTGATTTAGTCTATTAACTAGTTTAACAGTCTCCTCGTCAGGACTATCGGCCTTGAATTTAAAGCCAGCACCAGAAATACCGATTCCACCTTTAGTTAAGTATGCAATGCCCTCAATACCATAGGAACTCACCTTTGACATATCAGAGGATGAATCATATTCCTCAACAGTGCCATTTCTTCGCATAATGTGCATCATTTCACCAGCCAGAAGTTTTCCACCACTTGCTTTGACCTCACCAAGCCAGTCTCTTCCTTGCTTGCGAGAAATACGTTCCATAACACCACTTGACATTTTAATTGTTGCCATTCTCTAACTCTCCTATTATTATAATATTTGTCTTATCACTTACTGGGGCTGTTTTCCTTTTACCATAATACAGAATATTAGCTGGGTGCTTTCTCTTTATAAGTTCTGCAAATCCTAGTCTAAAGTAAAACTCAGAAGATTCTTTTAACTCTTTTCCGCACCCGTACCTTCCGCCAATTGACAATGTGGCATTTTCTGGAAGACCATCAAAACAAAAATCATAACTAGATGGTGTTCCCCAACAAACATCTGGTATTACAGGTATCCCAAGAGATTCCCAATATGCACCAAGCCATCTTGACCTATATACAGAATACATCTGTATTGCTAGAGGCATATTTGCAAACACACTAAACTGTGGTGTAGTAGCCCCGCCTAGTGTCTGTAACCACTTTGCATACCTTTTGGGATATTGCCAAAATCTATCAAACTTCCAGTCCCACTCATAGAACATACACCATGTCTTTTTGCGCTCTTCTGCGTCCTTTACTCTTAGTGCATATTCTGAATTGAGAAAATTCATTCCCTCTGGAACATAATCAATTCCATGTACCTCAGGTATGCCCCACTTAGTCCAATAATTAGGGAGAAACACCTCAGTATTTTCAAAAGTATGTCTATTTTCTACCATCGTTACTCCCTATTATATCACATTTCTTCCTCTTTGTCAAGTCCTAATTCTTTCTCTTGCATTAACTGTTTATGTAAATTTCCCAAATATTTTGCTACATCAATCTGACTTGCCGTTTTGAGAACTTGCTGTTTAGTGTAGTGAGTATGAGATTCATCCCAAATAGGCTCTTGTAGAACATACATTGTAATATACCGTTTCTGCTCTTCGCTATAAAACTGCTCTTGTGCAATAAATATTCGTTTGTTAAAATTCTTTACAAGTGCCTTTTGTAGTGTATTAACTAAATTAGTATATCTACCAGCCATTACTCATATCTCCAATACATATTACGATATTTAGTGTTGTCTCTAATAACCTTTTTTATGATGTGAATATCATACCCAACCAGACCAGCATCAATAATTGAATTAAATCTATGTGTGGCTTTTTCTGTTTTATTTTCTGCAATAATCGGTCTAAACAAGTTGGGCACTTCTTCCTTTAGCTCTGCTTCCACATTTTCTAAGTCAATATCACTTCCATACCTCCAAAGGTATCCAGCCACAACAGTATCGGGGATGCCACAAGCCCTAACTACATTTTGTGCAAAGAATCCGTCCTTTGTAATATCAGCACGGTTTGTATACACTTTATATTCAAATGTAGATGGGTTAATCCGAACAATACCACCTTGATTCATAATACTAGTGACCTTTTCCTTTAGGGAAAATAGCTCTCCTGAATCAAACATTTCATCATATATCTTTCGTAGCTCTTCTACTGTGTACCCTGTTCGCTTTGAGATTTCCCGGAATGACAAAACCTCTTCATACATTGCTAAAAATTCTTTAATAGTCTGCATCACTATCCTCCCCTCTTACTAATTTCTTAAATAGTTTTTCATCAACTATATAATAGTTTTCTGATTGATTTTCTCCTCCAAAATTAAAGGCAATAGCCCAATTATCTTTATTTGATGCAAATGCCTCTTCTTTAATTTTTTCTATCCACTCTCTTTTTACAGAAAAGGATTTCTTTTCTTCTATCTGTGTTTTACACTCTATACAGAATGTTTTTGTTACTACATCACCCTTGATAAATAAGGTAGCACCACTATTTGGTGTCCTCCTTCCATCTATAGCTCGTGCTACACTTATTTCCTGTTGGGTTGAATAGTATCTTGTACTCTCTTTGTTCTTTGTCATTGGCATGTGTAATTGTGGCATAAATATGGCATCCTTATACTTAACTCTCATGATAATAGATAAATTCTGTGTGGCTTCCGTAGTCAATCACAGTTGTCCCGTCTGGTTCTTTCCACATTCTATAATAGTGTGGATAAATGCCTCTTTCTTTTAAGTAATTAGAGGAGAGTACAAAAATATCATTTTCTGTTTTAGCTGTTCCAATTGCAATTAGATTGTCAAATTGGTCATTTGTATAAACATTAAACATCAAGCACCTTCTCTTTCAATGCTTCCAAAAGTTTAACATTTTCTTCATCTTTAAGGTATGACACTAATTTAGCCATGCCCTGAAATTTATCTATCATTTCTCCTGTATATGGATTATTCAAAATGTACCATGCTCCGCCCTGAGTAACAATCCCCTTTTTCAACGCCACATCAATTGTATCCTCAATAGACAGAATACCATTGTAATAGTGAAGTCTATAAAAGCCTGTTTTTCTATCATTTGGGAAGCACTTTGACTTTACAACTGACATCTGAACCATATTACCAGATGGATTCTCAAAACTTTGATTTACCTTTGTACCTTTTTCATCAAAGAAATCCCCCCGCTGGAACTTGATTCTCAGAGAACAATTATGCCTCCATGCCCGTCCACCAGTGGTAACTGTTCCACCATACATAGAGGACAGGTTGTCCCTCATTTGGTTAATTCCTACAACAGTACAATTATGCTTGTGACACAGCATTTCAGCCCTTTTACTAAAGGCTGTCAGTGCCATGCTAATTCCACCATAAGTACGCTCTGTAATATCTTTGTCATATGCCTGTTGTGAGATTAGAACTCCTAGGCTGTCAATAATTACCAGTCCGACTTCTCCTGTATCAATAGCGTCTAAAATGAACTGAAATAGCTCTTCCGCTGTTTGTGACATGGGCTTAATAAAGACAATCTTATCAGAATCCACACCTAGTTTCTTTGCCCAAGTTGGGTCATAGGTATTTTCAGCATCTAAAAACAAGATTTTCTGTGGGTTTTCAGGATTTTCCTTATCAAATACCTTTTGTGCATTTGCACATAAGTCTAATGCAGTTGTGGTCTTTCCACTACCTTCATCCCCAAAGAACTCAATCAGTCTACCACGAGGGATACCACCATACAGTGAATAATTTGCTCTTGGGCTGGAAAGAGGAATAACTTGATTAGTGTACTCCTTCATCCCATACCCAACAATATCTTCCTTTGCTTTTTTATTTAGTTCCTTGCATAAGGATTCAAGACTCATTCAGCTTCACCCCCAAGGCAAAGTTCCTTAAAGTGTGGAAGGGATTCACACCACTTACAAAACTCTCTCCACTCAGGAAGACGATGATTCTTTCTTTGCTGATAGATTGTCTTTAATTGACGATAATTAGTTGTCATCCGTGCTGTAAGCTTAAAACCTGATGGGATATTATATAAGATACATAAATATAGACCTTCCATTTCCTTCTCCCGTGCCTTTCTTGCGGCATCACTATTAGCGGGTGGAAGGTTTGACAGTCGATTATACTCATTAATCTTGTCCTGAATTATGTCAATAATCCTGTAATCCACATATCTGTTGCATTGCTCTTTTAGATTAAACTTTGTAATACGATGCATTGTAGACTGAGAGGAAACAAAATCTAAGAAATGATACCGTTCAAGCTCAACAGACAGCTTATTACTAAATGTCCAGTCAAATGATACCCTAATTCCATTTAGAAAATTGTCATGACCAGTACCAGTTGCACATGAACCTAGCTTTCTTGTATTATCTGTAATTTGATTTGACACCAGTGTTGTAGTGGACATAGGAAACTTACTAGCACGAATGCTTTCATCTAGGTCATAAATATGGCAATTTTGAATAAAGGAAATATCGGGAACAGTATATTCACTCACTATCTACTTCCTCCTTCAATTCCTTATACTTTCTGATGTACCAGTCAGACTTATGTAAATCCTCTTCCCCGTTCTTATCTGCCGCACGATACCGATACTTCCAAGAATTAAGAAGACAATACGCCATAACAGCAGACTTACCAAAAATCAGAAGCATTTCATCAATGCATTCCATCCCACCATCACGGCAATAATGCTTAGGATGATTTACATTGTCATGCTCTGTTGTCTCTTTAGAGGCATTAACTAAGATTTCATATGCACTCTTAGTCTCGTCTGGATGCTTCTCCCCATAGTCACCAAAAATTTTCACACAAATTTCACCAAGTGGACAATCTTCACAATATTCAATATCTTTACTTGTACAATACTCTTGAATCTTATCATTCATTTCTTTAATTGTCATTAAATCACACTCCTACTCAATTCCATTTCACTAATTCTATGTGTAATAATCTTCTTCAAGGATGATGCCATTTCTGACGCTCTATCAATTTTATGCTGATAAAGCTTAACAGCCGCAGTAAAACATTGTCTAACAAGCTCTTCTTCCTGAGATTCCAACTTAGCATATGCTGTCTTATCTGCAATTGTTCCTGTTGCCTCGTTATATTCTGTATTATATCTCTCCTCTTTAACCATCTTAGCAACACCCTCTTTTAGTGTGCTTTTTTCAAGGCCATTTCCAGCCCAATACAGAATGCTGTTAATATTAAGCAACATATCCTCTAGCATCTTTGTAGTTGGCTGTTTGTCAGAACAAAGTGCCTCGTCAACTTGCTTCATGTATTCATCCAACACATTGCAATGCTCTCCAACAATTTCATCCACAATGCCCTGTAATGGCTGTGTATTTTCATCTACCGTTGTTTTTATTGCTTTGATTCTCAATGTACCACCGTCCTATCAATATTGCCTCTGCGATTCCATCATGTTCTTTTTTACACCTTGGTGTTCTAAATAAATTTGCCTCTGGATACAGTTGTTTACACAATGCAATAGACTGACCCTTATCCTTTGATAATCCGAAGTAGCCCTTCCACTTCTGTGGAGAGACATCTATAATTTGAACATCTGCTCCATCAAGAACACCACGAATCCATCCATAATTTTTGCCGAAATTAAATGTACTTGTTACGCCTTGACCAGAAAATGCATGAACTTGTTCTAATACACACATACCTGAACAAGTATTTTGCATTTCAGAGACATAATCATCTTCATTAAATGGAATAATCTTTCTTACTCTATTTTCATCTATTAACACGAGTGCCCCATCTTTTCCGGGGTCGCAAGCATATATTAACATCTTTCCTCCTATATAGCATTATATCACAGTCAACCAAAATAGTCAACTGTGATATATTACAAAATTTAACTATTCGTTTTGTGCATTTTGACATAATTGCATATAAGCACAGTATGTACATTTTTTATTTTCAGGAATCTCTGGTAATGTGTTCCTTTCTACGCAATCTGTAATGTATTTCATCTTGTCTATAAGCTCTTGCTTCATTTCATCTGATACCTCAAAGACAAATGCCTTTTTATTAAGGCCGTTTCTGTCTTCATATAGGTACATGACTTTATCTAAATGAAACAGTATGCAGTATAAGATGCCTTGTGCCTGATGCTCTTCTCGTGTTGCCCTGCTCTCAATGAACTTTTGTGCATTCATTGTCTTGATTTCCAAAATATAATATTTACCCTTGTAACGGATAATTCCATCTGTTAAAAAAGAAACATTATAAATTGGAGAATAGCACTTTGTCTCCATGCCGACCTTAGAAACAACTGTAATTTCATCTTGTAGACCACGCTCATTTATAAATGTTTCAACATCTATATAGTCACAGTCTATCCCATTACCACGCATATCCTCTATGGCCTTTTGAATACGAATATGCCTATCTGTACCATTTTCCAAAATGCCTACTAGGGTAGCAGAAGAACGCCTCTCTGTATCCTGTTTAGCCCCAATTAACTGATAATATATAGACCTAGGACAACTTCCTATAGAGGATGGCTTAAATGTCTTACTAGGATGATGCTCTATAGATGAATCTGTTTTCTCTATTGAGAAATTCAGGTCTGCTATAAATTGTTTCTCCAATGGTGAGGAGGAGCTAGCCTCCTCTACCATCTTTACAATCTTATTTAACTTACTCCGTGCCAGTTGAACCAAATCCCTTCCTGTCCTTATTGCCAAGAACCTCTACTGTTTCAAAATTAATCTTCGGCTGTTTCTTCTGAATTCGGAACTGACAGATTCTTGTATTTTTTGGAATAAAGGTGTCACGGAGGGCAATTGCTGGAAACATCCACTGGTCATTGTCACCACAGTATGATTCGTCAATCAGACCACAGCTATTTGCTTGAATTATACTCCAATTCTTAAATGTAGAACTGCGAGGGATTACAACGGCCTCATATCCCTCAGGAAGCTCCATTGCAACGCCAAGAGGAATGTGATGGTATGCCAACATATACATATATGTGTCCTCAGCCGTGCGAAGGTCAATCCAGTCAGAACCTTCCTTTTGCTCAATTGGGTCAATATCTGCAAAGTACTTAATCTTTATATTTTCCATGATTTCTCCTTATCCACACTTTGAATATCCACAATGCTTGCAAGTTACACAGCCCATTTCTTCAACAAGCTCTGCACCACATTCAGGACAAACATGACTTGTTTTATGCTCTTCTGACTTATTTGTTTGATTAACCTCACGCCACATATCCATGAGTGCATTTCCAACTGCAACAGGACAAGAACTTCCATCGGATGTATCACACTTTGTTGCCCGTCTAACAGCATAACTTGGACAAGTACCAGAACTCATAAGTTGGTCAACAATGGCCTTAATTCCAACGCCCTCTCGTGCGGCTAGGCTAATCATTCTAGACAACCCAATCATGAAGTTATTACACCCACCAGTTGAACCCTTAGAAAGATAAGTGTTTTTTAGTTCTCCATCTTCGTTAAAAAACGCACAGACATGAAGACTTCCACAGCCAGTTACAAGGTGTCGTTCAAGTCCAATTGTCTTTTCAGACTTCTTAGGCTTATTGTTACCTTCAACCAGTACACCCTCTCTTGCACAACCAGCACGATAGACTGTAATTCCCTTTAGCCCTTCCTTCCATGCTGTCATATAGATTTCCTCAACATCCTCTACTGTGGCAGAATTTGGAAGATTAATTGTAGAACTAATAGAGGCATCAATGTGCTCTTGCCAAATGGCTTGCATTGCAATTCGGTCTTTTGGTGCAATATCCTTTGCAGTAACAAAATAATCAGGTAAATCAGCTTCATCTGAAATACCATTTTTCTTCATGTACTGCTCTACAATCGGAGTGTAAACCTTATAAAAAGTATCCTTACCATGCAGAGATTGCGTCTTTCTTGTATAGCTGTTTGCAAAGATAGGCTCAATACCACCACTGATTCCAAGCATAGTAGACAATGTTCCAGTAGGTGCAATGGTTAAAAGCTGGCTATTTCTCAGCCCGTAATGCTCAATCTCCTTAACAATTAATTTATCACCAATATTATGATAAATAAATGGAGACTTTGTAATAACACTATTGTTACACTTTGGAAAACTACCATTATAAACAGCTAAATCTAAGCTTTCTGTAACTGCATTTTGTGCTAGGGCATAACCAATTTCACCACAAACATCCAGTGATTTCTTACTGCCATACTTAATATGCATTTTAATAAGCATATCAGCAATGCCCATTACACCAAGTCCAATCTGTCTCCAATCCCTGACAGACTGCCTTTGCTCCTCTAATGGATGTTTGTCACACCCCTCGTCCAAAACATCATTTAATGCTCGTACTGCAATCTTAACTGCTCTAGTAAACTCAGGAAAATTAAATCCGCCTTTTTCATTTACAAATGCAGATAGGTTAATAGAACCAAGAAGACAGCTACCACCAGCGGGAAGTGGCTCTTCCGCACAAGGATTTACACCAGCATAGGAAAAGTCCTCATCATCACAAAGCATATTGTACTTGTCAATCATATCCCAAAATAGGATACCCGGCTCTGCATAGTTCCAATTATTCTTACAAAGGAGTTTAAATAGTTCCTTAGCCTTTACAGTCCTTTTAATTTCCTCCCCTGTTTCTTCACGCTTGAAAGAAAGCTCCCAATCCTCGTCATTTTCAACAGCTCTCATAAAAGCATCGGAAACACGAACAGAAATATTAGCAGAAGTAACCTTATTCAAGTCATTCTTCACAGAAATGAACTTTTCAAGGTCTGGGTGAGTGCAGTCAATGGAAATCATTAACGCACCCCGTCTTCCATTCTGCCCAATTTGCTGTGTAACCTGAGAGAAGGTATCCATAAAAGAGACTGCACCAGAGGTTGACTTCGCTTGATTATTAACCTTTGCACCAGCGGGTGCAAGCTTGCTAATATCAATTCCACATCCACCACCATATGAAAATGTTCGTGCTAACTTCTTTGCACACTCATAGATGGATTCAATATTGTCCTCAGGTGGTGCAATTACATAGCAGTTACTATATGTAACCTTTTCATCTGTAACTCCTCGATTTGAAAGGATTCGACCACCAAAAAGAAACTTCTTTTCTTTAATTAATGTAGCAACATCTGAATCATGACCACTTACACGGTCAATCCATTCATCAAATGTTTCCCCATTGCGCTGATATTTCTTCTGCCAAATATCAATACCAAGTTGATTATTGCCAAGCCATTCTTGTACAGTCATGCATTCACCCACTTTCGCCAATAACAGCTAAAATAGCTCTTTCCATCACGCATCTTTCGATTTGGATGCTTAATGCCATTTTTTGCCATATTAGCATGGGCAATGCGGCGAAGAATCTTACGCATTAATAATCTTCCTCCTTAATCCACTTCTTGAAAATATTATTATAATTACCCTTATTGTTTGCCATAACCTTCTTTACAATTGCCATTGCCAAACCCTTCTCAGGGTCAAAGAAGTCATTCTCTCCACACTTAACAACCGTCTTAGTACCGTCCATCCAGAAAACAATGGTT